CCTTTTTTGGCCTTTTTATGAGACAAGGGACGTTGATGCGTAATCATTACATAGACTTAGAATCAATCGGTTCAAAATGGTGGGATATCATCAACAATGCCCGAACGAGTGCCACAGAGCCATACAGCGCGAACCACCCCTAGTTTGTATACGCAAATCAATAACTTATGTTGATTTACTTATATCAATTAAAACCCCACTTCATACGATAATCGTATGAAGAACTATAAACTAAACCGAACGGATATTCTGAGCAAATAGAACGTCATGATCGAGTTTATGAAAATTTACAAATCATAAAAATATCATGACATTGAGTCACTAACCTATGGAGGTGCTATGCAAGACGAAGAACAACCGTCAGAACCAGAAATCGTAACCCGCTTCATAGGGGTGAATGCAGTGCCTATTCGGATGCTTGAGGAGTACACCTTATTTGGTGATGCCTCCACAGCGCAAGATGTATTGGAGTTCGACTTCGACTATCTGCCTGAGACTTATAAACTAGCTCTGGCGAAACTGCTGATCCGTAGTAATGAGATTCCGATCCTATTCCTTGGCGACATAGTTAAGGATTTATTCGAGGAGCGAGAGAACTCCATTTACTCATCAAAGACCCCGCATGAAATTTTGATTATATACCGCCGCGAATCAACTAAAGATAAACGAGTTGAGGGTGAGCGATATAAGATGTCAAAGGCAGTTGATTTAGCTGCCCCAGCCGTTCGTAACCGCCGATTAACCGTTATTAACAATTTAGTTAAAATGGGCTATGATCGAGTTTACACCATTGATTATGTTAAGGGTATGGTTACTAATAATGCGGGTATAATGAATTTACCACCATCACGAATAACCGAGCTTGTTGACGAATCAATGAAAAAGGCGTTCGACCTTAAAAATAAAAGACAGTAGGAGAAACTATGTCATACCTAAGAAAGATTGAGGGACTTGACATCAGTTCTCTAAACCATGAAGTTAAAGAGTATCATCAAGGCTGGCAGGCGATGGATCAATATGCATATGATGTGCAGACTGGCGTTGTAACAACCAGTGACCACGTTAAGCAATCCGTTGCTCGATACATCCATGATAGACTAACTCGCGACGATATCGAACTCAGAACGATTGAGGTGGATAACCTGATATCGTTCTGTAATAAGATCCGACATAATAAAGGGCCGCTCGCAGGCAAACCAATCATGCTTATGACTTGGATGATATTTGCCCTTGGTAACATCTTCGGGTGGTACTGCATCAGTGGTGAACGTATGGGTGAGCGAAGGTTCGTTAAATCCCTAATATTACTTGCGCGTGGTAATGCTAAGTCATTCCTATGCTCATTATCGTCATTGTATTCGATGGCTACCGCATTGAATGGTATGCCCCTGAATTTCAGTGCCGCCCGTAACGCAAAACAAGCCGCAATCGTATTTAACGATGCGAAGCTAATGCTACGTGGCGCTGACTATGAAATCAGCTCGCTATTTGAAGTATCGATGTATGAAATCAAATGTCTAGTTAATGACGGTTCATTCCGCGCACTGGCATCCGATGCACAATCTGCCGATGGTTTGAGACTATCATTTGCTGTAATGGATGAGCTACACGCCCACACCTCAGCCGACATGCTTAACACCATGATAACAGGTTCCACTGCATCAGTCGATCCATTGATATTCATGATTAGTACAGCCGGATCTCAGCTTGAAGGTGTATGTATCCAAGAACGAAATCTAACTCGCGACATTAACGCTGGCATTGAGATCGTGGATGATTATTTTGCAGTCGAATACTCAATATCTGAGGACGATGATTGGCAAGATGAAACTAATTGGATTAAGGCGAACCCAGCTCTTGGGCATGCCGTAAATATAAACGCCTTGCGCGGCGAATTAGCCCGAGCAAGACAATCCGCAGCGAACAGAAAAGATTTCTTAACGAAATACTGTTGTCGTTTCGTTAACATGCAAGATTCCCCATATATTGATGTCTTGGAGTTCCAGACAAACTGCGCTCGCGACGATTTGCAATTAGCTGACTACGTGGGTCGGGAATGTTATATCGGCCTTGATTTGGCTCAACGATTCGATTTAGCGGCATTAGCTATGTTGTTCCCAGAGGACGATGGCACTATGACATGCTTTATGAGGCAATACTGTTCTCGTGGAGCAATGAAAAAACTTACGGCATCTAAATACGAAATGTATAACCAGTGGGAGGACGATGGCACATTAATCGTTACTGGTGGTCACTCTACCGATTTTGAATATATCAAAGACGATATCAGATGGGCGGCTAAAACCTTCGATCTGATTGATGTTGGGTATGATCCATATGCTGCCAGTCAAATGGCATTAGAATTGGAAGCCGAAAGAATACCAATGACGGAAGTTCGTCAGGGTATAGCACAATTAAGTGAACCATCTAAGCTATTGCAAGTTCTGATAGCTGAATCGAAATTTAATTATCAATCCCATGATAAAGTTCTTGAGTGGAATGCTAGTAATACCGTTTGCTCATTCGATAAGACGGATAATATGAAAGTACATAAGCCACTAGATAACCAGCACGCGAAGGTCGATAGTATTATTGCAATCATTACGGGACTTAACCCCGAGTCGCTTAAAAAACCTAAACCAAAAAACCCATACCTTAAACGCGGTATGATCATATTATAAGGAGTCAACATATGGGAATGAAAAGTTGGGTCGCTGGTAAACTGGGGATCGAGACTAAATCGACAGATAACCCATACTCAGATGAAGCATTCTTTAGGGATGGTAATCAGGGTCAGGTTCATGCTGGCGTAAATGTCAATTATTCAACGGCTATCAGACACCAAGACGTTTATTCTTGTATCAGAATAAAATCGGAAAGTATAGGTCAGCTTCCTATCAAATTGTACAGGAAGAATGAGAAAGGTCACAAAGTCGAGATCACATCAGGTCGAGAATTCAAAATCTTTACCCAACGCCCGAACAGCTACCAGACTTGGCAAGAATTTATTGAGATGTACGTCACCACGATGGAACTTCGAGGTAATTTCTTCTGCGAAATCAACCGCAATAAGCATGGAAGTGTATATGAGATAATTCCGTTTAAGCAGCAAGATGCCGTTGCGGTAAATATGGATATGCACGGCAACGTGTATTACACATATGCAACCAACGACATGAAATCCGGCATGGCTTCACGCGGCTACACTCACAACCAAATATTACACATCAAAGCTAACTCAATGAATGGCTATTTAGGCTTATCGCCAATATCATTCACTGCATCAACTATCGGTACTGCTATTGCTGGTGAACTTCACACATCTAATATGCTCGGCTCGGGCGCTATGCCAGCAGGCGTATTGTCTACCGATGAGGCATTTGATGATGATGAAGCCATTGAGCGTGTACGTCAAGGCTGGAAAACAATGCATGGTGGTGCATCGAACGCGGGCAAAACTGCTATATTAGAGTATGGTATGAAATATACCGCAATTTCTATGTCTGCCGTTGATGCGCAGTTAATCGAACAGCGCATGTTTTCTCGCGAGCAAATTGCTACTATTTTCCGAGTGCCAATCCACTTACTTAACGCTGCTGCTGGTATGAAGTATAACAGCATCGAACACAACAATGCAAGTTTCTTTAGAGACTCATTGATGCCGTTAGTTACTAAGTTGGAAAATAACATCAATCCGATATTGCCAGCTAACCACACAATTCAAGTAGATCAAACACAATTCATTCGAGGCGATCAAAAAGCCCAGACTGATAACGTGACTGCTAAAATTAAATCTGGTTTGATGTCAATTAACGAAGGTCGTATTGAATTGAGTCTAACTCCAGTCGAGGGTGGTGACGTATTTGCTGTTGCAACTAACAACCTGCATTTCTCAACTTGGGATAATTTGGAAGCTGTGCAAGCAGCCATGAATAAAGGCCCAGCCAAATCTGAATCGGGTACACCAGTTAAACCTGATGAACCTGATCCGAATAAAAATAAAGAGGACGAATAATGCAAAATTTATCTTGGCGTTTTGAAATCAAAGCGGATGATAAGGACAAGGGTACATTTGTAGCCTACGGTAACGTGTTTGGCGTTGTTGACAGCGCCGACGATATCTCTATCGAAGGGTGTTTTGAAGAAACTATCAAGGCTCATAAAGCTGCTGGCACGATGCCAAGATTGTTAGCTCAGCATGGTCATACAATGATGCCGATCGGAATCATCACCGATATGATCGAAGATGAAAAAGGCTTACGTTTTGAAGGTAAGTTTGCTGAGACTACTCAAGCTGGTCAAGAAGCTGCGGATCTAGTTCGTATGGGTGCAATTGATACGTTCAGTATCGGTTATGTGGTGACACAGCACGAGTACCGAATGATCAATGGCGTAAGAGTACGCGCAATGTTGGAAGTAGATGTTAAGGAGATCTCATTAGTTACATTTGCGTGTAATACTGAATCTAAAATCGAGTCGATTAAAAGTGCCGTGATGCAGGGTGAAAGTGTTACTCCTCGCATGGTGCAGAAAGCCCTCCAAGAAGGTGGACTATCTAAGCGTCAAGCTGAATCGGCAATTAATCAAATTAAAATACAAGAGGAAACGCAGATGTCTGTGAAAGGCGAAACCCAAGTAGAAAAAACCGCGCCAGAAACGAAATCGACGCCGATGGAAGTTAAAGGCGGTTGGTATATGGAACACACATTAGAGAACCCAATTTTATCGGTTTCGTGCGTTCATGAGGTACTGTCGTACTTACCGCCAGCATCAATGCAAAAAATTATTGATGCTGCCGAAGAAGGTCGACTAATTCAATTAGCTGCATTCGCTGCTAATCGTGATGCCGATGAAGAAAAATCCGAAACTGGCGCTGATGTTGAAGTCAAAGCCGATGCCGAAGTTAAATCCACGGAAATTTTACGCGCCGAACTTAAAGCCGAACTTCTTGCTGAGATTAAAGCCGAAGCAGAAGAAGCTGAAAAGAAGGTCGCTGACGAAGATGAATCTGGTACTGAAAAGAAAGTCGAAGATGAAGATGAAGCTGGCACTGAAAAGAAAGTCGATGATGAAGATGAAGATGAAGATGAAACTAAATCTGCAACTCTTAATCTCGAAGAAATGAAAGCATGGTTCAAAGAGTAGGGGATCTACTAGTTGTTCAAACGTAGCACTTAGCTACAAAAACGGTCACTCTGACCACTGGGAATCCCCCATAGCAATACATAGAAGGAATAATATATAATGAAAACAATCGAACTTAAAGACGTAAAAGACATCGTAACTGCTGGCATGTTAGAACTGAAAAACGAGCTTGCTGAAATTAAGCAAGAAAATGCTGATCTTGAAGCGAAGATGGCAAACCACACCCCTATCGCTGCTGGCGGCGAAATGAAGTTCGACACCAAAGCTGCATCTGCTGCACTTAAAACTGCCATGCAGGGCGATCGTCAAGTAGAAGTTAAGGCGTTAACTATCGCTGGCGCTGATGGCGAATCTCTTGCCATTGATGATGAATTAGGTCGTACTGTTATCGAACGTGCGCGTGAAAACGTAGCGATCCTTAATCTAATCGGCTCTAAGTCAGTTGGATCGGTTAACTATCGCGAGCTAGTATTGCGTAACTACCCTACTGTTGGCGAAACTGGTGAGAACACCACTCTTGCTGGCGCTGATTGGTCTGCGACTGATACTCAGACTTACGAAGAAGTTGTTATGAAAGTCGGTAAGCAATATGCTAAGCCACAAGTTTCTGACGAAGCTGTAAACGATCCGCATGTTGATCTGTACGCTGCTCTTGAGCGTTTACTAGCTGACGAAATCGGTCGCTACTGGGCTAAGCAAGTTCTTGCTGGTGACGGTTCTGCGAATCAAATTAACGGCATCTTGTTCGATGATGCTGGCGGCACAATCGGTCACATGGATACTCGTGACGCAACTGATGATGGTACTAAAGGTGAGTCTTGGAAATCTAATGATGTTCGTAACCCTACTAAGTTTCCTGTATTACCTACTGGTGTCGCTGGCGCATTCCCTGCAACCTCGCTGGCATTTATGGATCTCTTGATCGATGCGACTGTTGCTATCCCAAGCAACTACCTAGCGTCTGCTTCTTGGACGTTGAACCGTCGAACTCTTGGTAAGATCCGTAAGTTGCGTGATGGCGAAGAACGTCCACTGATCCAGTTTGAAATGGGTTCTTTCTCGTTACTTGGTCATGCGATCACTGTTGAAGATTACATGCCTAACGAAGCTGCCGATTCTTTCCCGATTATCTTCGGTGACTTGAAGAAGGCTTACGCTTTATGTGATATCGATAGCACATACTTGCTTGACCCGTATTCAGTTGATGGCGCTGTTCAAATCAAATCAAGCATCCGTAAGGGTTCTTTGGTTCAGAACAACGATGCTATCATCGTAATCCAGTGTACCGATTCTGACGGTGAGTAATTTTTAAGCTCTAAAAAAGCCCTATTCGCGTAGGGCTTTTTGATAGGAGGCTAGATGATAACACAAAAAATAGGCTCTACGGAGCTTAATGTTGTATCCATTAATGATGCGATGGAGCATAGCCGCATCACCGATTCATACGATGAAATCATGGTTCAAATGACCCTAGATGCCGCGCATGATTTGGTTGAGTCTTGGCTGAATCGCAAATTAGTTCCAACAGTCATGGTTGGTGTGGCTGATTTGTTTGAACGTAAAATTATATTGCCATATCCACCAGTACAAGAAATTGTCACAGTTACAGTATTAGATAAAAATGAAGAATTGATTGTCGTTGACGATACGAATTTTAGATTCGATCCAGTCAGATCTGTTCTTACTTTTACCAAAGCGGCGACACGAATTCTCGTGGGCACAACCGAGCTGACCATTACATTTAATTGCGGATACCAATCCGTTGATGTGATTCCAGCAGCAGTCAAACATGCTATTCGCATGACCTTTGCGACTCTATACGAAGTTCGTGAAGATGTGGTTGTAGGTACGCAAATCAATACTGTCCCATTAACCGCCAGAAACATTCTCAAGGCTCATCGAGTTAGGAGTATACACTAATGGCAGTAATGGCTGGGAGATACAGACATCGCATTAAGATAATGAAGTTATCGGGCGAAAAAGATGAGTACGGTGCTAAGACAGGTAATGTTTTGGTGGCGCACCCTTGGTGCAAGGTATCGGTTATTAATGAGGTTGAAATCTCTGCCGATAGAACCACTGGACAAGAATTAATAGAGTTTGAAGTTAGGTACTCGAAATCGATTGAGAACCCAACATCGGATATGCATATAGTATTCAAAGATCGAGATTTCGATATTGTCTCTGTTCTTAATGTTCTCGAACTTAATGAGAAGTTGAAGATCTTAGGAAAACGGAGGTGATATGTCATTCGGAAGCGATTTTTATACCCACTTAAATGATAGTGTAGATATAGAAGTATATCCGCTCAATCTACCCCAAGGCACACCACTGCCAGCCATAGTTTACACACCGCTAATTTTCAAGCGGAATGGTGACAGTAATTTATCAGAGTCCAACATAGTCGATCGGAGATTTAACATCTACGTGGTTGCAGACAACCCTAAGTCACTTATGGAATACACCGAAATTGTGCAAGATCTGTATGAGGGGTTTAGTGGCTCGATGGGCGCTACAACTATCATGATATCGAGAATAAACAACTCAGTATCGTTATACAATGCGACACAACAAACATATGAATGCAACGTGGACACATCGTTCATGGTGCTTAAACCGACACAATAACTGTATACATCGTATACTAAGGAACCACCATCACAGGATTAGCAGATATCACAGTAGCAAATTTCACAGAATTTTACTACGATGCGGATCAGGCACTACCCACCCCAACAGGTACACCAGATCTTACTAAAGTCACAAACGTACAATCGGTTGGCGAAATTGCCGATGAGAAATCAATCATCGACGTTCAGGAATACGGCGCAACATATTTGCGTAAATTAGTTGGTACTGCATCAGCAGGCCCAGTTGATATCGTGTGTAACTTCAACCCAGCAGACACAACCCAGCAATATTTGCTAGCATCATATGCTGCTGGTCGCCGCGAGAAATTCAAACTGTTAATGACCAATGCCGATGGCTCAGAAGGTTCATTTGTTGAATTCGACGGTTTCGTTGCCAGTAAGTCACAGGCTAACGAGTTCGATGCCGCCCGTACCATTACGTTCAGTATCGCAATTGATGGCGCTCTAGGTGCTATCACAGATCAGGCATAACCGTTATGGTTGCCGTAGTACGAACTAAGTTATACGGTATACCAGAACTAACCAAAGCACTTGGCAGACTAACCGACGAAAAATTCAGACGGCAAGTTATGAATGCGGCAGGTCGCCAAACTATGCAGCCGTTTTTATCGAAAGTGATATCAGCGGCTCCAGTGCTATCTGGTGATAACGTAGCCAAAAACACGAATCGTGAGGATGGTCATAAAGCTGGCGATCTGAAAAGTGATATCAAGTACAAGGGTAAGTATAATAAGCAACCCGTTTATAAAAGTAAAGGGCGTGGCAATAACAAGAAATTGGTACTCAAACCACTCAGTCAATATGAATGGGTAGGTCAGATTACCACTGGTAAAAAATCCGAAGGTTATGTACTGAATTTGGAATATGGTAGAACTGAATATACCGTGGTTAGAATCTATGTATTCAAACGATTGGTAGATCCGTTCACCGCAACTATGGTAGCCAAAGCAGCGAATCCTTGGATGCGAACTGTGTTGGATCAGAACCAAGTTTCTTTGGTTGGAGTTTACTTACATACGTTAAGTAGATTAGTAAATAAAAAAATTAAGACGGAAGCCAATAAAACTAGGCTTGCCGCAAATCGAGCGGCCAAAGCTAGAAAGCTGGCGGCAATGAAAAAATAATAGGAGAATAAATAATGGCATTATCAAGAACAAGTATTTTATCACACAAGCGTAAGATTGCGGAAGTCAAAATCGAAAGTTTGGGCGACACAGTATTCGTAACTGAATTTATCGTATCCGAACGAAACAAATTACGCACCCATGCGGAAGATATGGAATTTCAAACTCTAACACTTATCCTTGGGTTATGTGATGCTCATGGTGATGCATTATTTACTCATCTCGACGTTAAAGAAATTGAAGAAATGCCTCAAAATATTTCTGATGAATTATTGATGGCGGTTATCGATCACAATCAAGCGGATCAGGTGGCTGCGGTAAAAAAATAGTTAAAGACCCCATAAGAAAGTTTCAACTCCAGTTGTGCTTGTCGTGGGGTCAACCGATAGAATATATAGAATCGTTGCCTGAGAGTGTGGTGATAGAATTCCAAGCCCTTAATGCAATCAGCCCATTTACATATGAGGCCGAAGCGCATAGGCAAGGACTTATTGCAACATTGTTATATAACCAAGGTGCAGCCAAAAAGTCTGATGTTAAATCGGTTGGGGATCTATTCCCATATCTATCTGGTGAAGTGCCTGAATGGTGCGAAGATGCCAGAGTAGCCCAAGCCAAGAACTTATTGAATTCGATTAAATGTCATTCCAATATGGGTTCTGATACCTACGCATCAAACGCTAAATTCATTTGTGGTAAAATCAAAGAAGAAATCCAAATGGAGCGTAAATTATCGAACCCTGATATCTACGTTATAGATCAATTAGAACAACTCATAGGTGATATGGATGGCGGGACGAAGTAACTCAGTTGGTAGGCTTACCATAGAAATGGTAGCCGAAACGGTAGCGTACACCAGCAAATTAAAAGACGCAGAACTAAAAACTAAACAAGCAATGAAGGGCGTTGAGAAATCATTCAAAGGCGTTGAAAAACCATCAGCTAAAGCAGCAAAAAAAGTTGGCTGGATGTCTGCGAAACTGAAAGAGATGGCAACTACAGCCCAACTTGTGGATGGGCCACTTGGAGGTGTTGCATCTCGACTTACGGTATTAAGTAATATCACTGGCACGGCTATAGGAGTCACAGTCGGATTGTCTCTGGCTGTAGCAGGCTTTTATAAAGTGCTTAAAACTGGACTCCAGCAGCAAGATAAGACATTGATGTTCATGCAGCAGTACCAAGCGCAGTTAAAAGCCACTGGCAACGCCGCAGGCACGACTTCGCTTGAGATGGATGCATTTGCTCGCTCTCTGGCTTACGACACGCTCACGAGCGTTGACGATGCGAGAAAGGCTATAAGCTTATTGACCACAACCACAAAGCTTACTGCTTACCAGATTAAACGGGTAGCGACAGCAGCTCAAAATATGGCGGCTATATTTGGTACGTCTGCATCATCGGAAGCTAAAAAGTTAGGTAGGGCATTATCAGATCCGGCAGAAGCGGCAACGCTACTTAAACGATACATGATTGAACTTACCGACGAACAACAACGTAACATAAAAACTGCCACTGAGCAAGGTGATATTTACGCTGCCCAGAAAATAATTTTAGATGAAGTTGCTAAGTCAACCAAAGGCGTGGCGAAAGCCCAAGCCGCAACAACCCTCGCAGGATCGTTCGATACTTTAGGTCAGTCTTGGGATCGTTTCTCTGAATCATTCTCAAACACTTGGGTGTTCGATAGAGTGAAGAATTCTATCGATGGTCTAAATTACGTCCTAGTCGATTTGGCAAATTGGATGGATGATGATTACGAAATCAATATAGCTGCTGGCAAAGGGCTTGACGAACTTCTCTCAGGGGATAACGGCGCATTTAAAGATGGTATAGCGGGCAACTTGGAAGCGTTTGATGAATTTGTAGTAGGCTTCAAAGCTGGCGCAAAAGATATTCAGGCACTTGCCGATACAGTTGCGGGTATGGGGGACTCATCATTCTTTGGTGGTTCTACAAAACGAAGAAAGCAGCTAGCTGAGCTATTGAATATAGACCAACGCCATTTGGAAGCTAAATCTGCCTATTACGATAGAATTGATAAGGCCGCAGAAAAGGCGATAGCTGCCGTTCAAATTCAAGCCATACAAGAAAAGACATTGGCTGCTAGACGTATCGGCGCATTGAAAAATGAAAGTGATAAAGCTGAACGGATACTTGGCATTGCCAAAACCAAACAGTTGAAGCTTGATAAGGATGCGGCGAAAGCCAAAGGCATTCAAGATCGGAAGAACGCAGCAGCAGAACTTGCTCGCCTCAAGGCACTAGCCAAAGAGCGCGAAAGATTAGCACTCGCCGCAGCCAAAGCAACTCGTAACCAGAGCGTAAGATCTTCGGGTAGTGATACCGAAGAAGGTCGTGAAGAAGGTCGTGCTGCTGGTAAAGCGTTTGACATCACAGCATTAGAATCTAAGTACACTAAGTCTCTACAAAAGACTGATGATTACCAGATCTTACTTGCCGAAATCAACGCCACTTGGATGTCTAAAGCCGCCAATGAGGAATATAATGCACTTGAGGCATCGTATAAACTCAATAAAGAGGCGACTGATAAGAAGCGTGAATTGGCTAATGCTGATTATGCTTACAGAATATCATTGGGTGGAACCGAAGCTGAACGAATTGAGATGGAAAATGCTCAGGCATATGCAATGTTAGTTAATCAGTATCGGGATAAGTTAGATCAACTCACGTTATTCGAGGAGCAGAAAGCAGCTATAGTCGCCGCATACGATACCGATGGTGATGGGTCGCTCGATGCCCTAGAGTTAGAGAAGATCGCAACACAAGATACTGCTAAGCTGGCGATGTTGGATGCCTCATTAGCTGAACGTGCTAAAATTGAAGCATTTTATGCAGCTAAAACTAAAACTTTAGATGCAAAAATTGTAGCCGCGAAGCAACAAAATGATATGGATATTCTCGAAAATTCTCTCAGTGCGCTAGGCGCTCAGGTAGATGCCAATTCCACAGCAGGTAAAGCTATGGCAATTACTAGTGCATTAATCGGTGCAGCTAAGGCAGCAGAGATAGGATTCCCTCAGAACATCCCGATGATCATACAAACTGCCGCCCAATTCTCGGGCATCATAGGGCAATTTCATGGTGGTACTGATGCCGTTCCAGACAGTATGGATAATAAATCATTCTTACTGAAAGCTGGCGAGCGAGTTGTGCAACCAGCAGCCAACAAAAAACTAACCGCGTTCTTGGACAATCCATCATCTACTGGTGGAACTACAATAACGCAAAACATACACATCGCAGGTAATGTCACGGATCAGAAGTGGTTCCAACAGGAACTATATAAGAACCGTCAGGCATTAGCAAGCTCGGTATCAAAAGCTCAATCTGAGCGCCCGAACGCTCGCGGTAGATAACAGGAGGGTACATGGCATTTCGAGATTTCCCACATGCAAATTTAATTATATCGAACTTGAAGATCAAGCACAGTACTCCAGTTTTCTATAATGAATCGATTAACCTATCAGGTGGTGGGCTTGATAGGGGACTTCACCAAATCCTTGGGTCGTTTGATATTCATATCAACACATCACACAACCAGAAGATATACGAATCGTTCCTCATAAAGACACGAGGGCGTTTAAATCCCTTTTACTTGCAGTTGGGTGGGCGCTTCGCTAGTGAGGCTGTGGGGGTGCTTACAAAGACCTCACACACTGTAGGCAGCACTGAGATTAACATAGACTCATTTGCTGGTACAATACACGATGGCGATATGTTCACCATCGCAAACGACGATAAGATATATCTGGTTATGGACGAACTTATAAACTCAGGCTTACTGACATTCTTTCCAGCATTACGAAAGCCGATTCCGATCGGTGCTGTATTGAATTTCAATCCTAAGATGTTAGTTCGACTACAAGACGATACCCAATCGATCGATTATGGGCAAGGTGGGATAATTCACACCACCACATTAAAATTCAAAGAAGCACTTTAGGGAGTATGCATGATAGCCACACTTGTAGAACTAAGATTAAATAGCGGCATGATTCATCGAATCGCAACCGCGCCATTTGATACCATTTTAGATGGTGTAACATTTTTATCCGTGGGTGGGCTATTAAGTATTGACGAAACCGCAGAAACTAACGAACTGAATAAAACTGGCATCACAATCCAGTTGGATGGCATCAGCGAAGATTACCGATCAGAAGTTGTTTCTGGCGGTTTCGTCAAAGCCCGCGTGGATGTTATTACGGTGGAGATTCCTGATAACACTAACGTAGCATCCACATTCGCATATTACCATCGCGGTTATTGCGACACACCAACCATAACAATCGATTACGACTCAGGTTCAATATCACTATCAATTGAAACCACCAACGCATTCACGGACTTGGACTTAATACCGAACCTTCTTAGAAGCTCGGTATCGGTGCATCAATCCAGACACGCGGGTGATATGTTCTTTGAGTTCTGTGCTGATACTGGTTTGGAGGAAAGATGGATAGATTAACATTAGCAAAAATGACAGCAAAATTGCAAAATTATGTTGGGTTGAAACGTGTGATTGGTACTGCATGTTGCAACACAATGTTTTTAGAATTGTTTGAGCCTGATAAAGCCGAGCTTGTGGTTGGTAATTTTAGCACCCCACAGGCAGGCGAGGCACTATCGCGGAAGCTATTTGGCTATAGATCAATCCATGAGTTTTTAGTTGGCGATGATAAGTACGAAGAAATCCCATTAGCATTTATGTCGGTGGGTGACATACTCACCGCCGACGATGTGCATTGCTTATATATTTGTATTGGCGATAAGCTTTTCGGCGTAGATAAAGTTGACGGAATTGAGGTGTTTGCATCAGTCAAAACATCAATCATCTTAGATTCTGAATATAACATCACCGCACACAGGAGATCCTAATGGGTATAGAATTAATTTTAGCCAGTATCGCACTGGCTATATCAGTCGCATCAGTGATCTTCGCCCCATCGCTACCCTCACCACGAGGCGACATAGGCACGAAGATAAAGCAATCTGGCGCATTAGTATCAAGGCAGGTTCCTTATGGAACGGCAATCGTTAACGGCGCTAGTGTGCTGAACAACGTCAAGAACTCGAATAGAAAATGGTTACTTAGTGTATTCAGTTTAGGTGTTGGTGAAATCCACGCAATACGCCAAGTGTACTTAGATGATCAGCCAATCTTATTGAACGAGAATACTGGCTCATACGATCCTAACTCGGATAAAGAGTATTATTACGCTCGGGATGAGTGTACGCCAAGAGCCGCATACTCGTATGAACGCAGAATCAACAAAGATGATACTGAAACAATCAATGTGCCAGAACGAACATGTACACCTCAAGTATTCCAAGGCAAATTCAGAAACCAAAACATGAAGATGCAATTCAGATACGGCGAGCAAACTGAAACCTCATTGACTATCGCAAAGACATACTCAGATAATGGGCAATGGACTGATGCACATAGGGGTGATAAAGTACCTCAAATTGCATTGGTAATCGAACGGTCTTTAGAAGATAATGCAGTCGTACTGAACGCGGGCTTTAAAATTACCGCATTAGTCGATGGAGTGCCATTACACGATCCCCGATTCCATGCTGATGGCGTGAAAGAATTTTACCACAGCGCAGCAGTACCCGAAGCTAATAGAGTGTGTGGCAGAAATCCTGTACTCGCGACATTAGACTTCTTAACCAATACTTATTATGGTATGGGTATGCCACTTGAGATGCTTAATATCGACTCGTTTAAGTCTGCTGCTAACTGGGCAGATCTTAACGAACTGACTGTTGGTGGCGCACTAGATACAACTCAAAGTTTTGGTGATTGCATATCATCATTACTATCTGCATTCCAAGGTTTGTTAGTTATCGAACGTGGCATCATCGTATGTAAATATGAAGATGTGACCGTACCACTAGCAACTGTATTTGACGAAAGTAATACTCTCGATTTAAGCAACATCATAGGCGAATCTAAAGATAGCTTTTATAATGTCGTTGAGGTAGAATACAAAAATGGCGCGATAGCTGAAAAGGGTGATGTGTATCAAATCCCTGCTGACATCGGTGAGAACGGCGATACGATTTTACTCCGAGATGGCTTCATAAAGACTCATCGAATTGAGTTACCAATGACCGTGGATAATGTCGCTTCCCATCCAAACCCGAATGACGATCCCATAGACCTCAATATTTCTGACAATGAATTAACTAATCAAGATGCAGTATTCATTGGCGATTACAACACGCAAGAAACGCCAGCCGTGAAGCACGATTTCTATGTTCGTGGCGCAGTCAAGATGTTTGCGAACAGAGCATTAATTAAAGCTATGTTTCCGAAGGGTGTTACCATAGAGATTGACTTGAGTATTTACGAAGTTAATGTTTATGATGTCATTAAGATCAGCAATGAAATTATGGGCTGGACTGAAAAGTTATTTCGTGTAGTAACAATTGAAAAATCTGTGACTGGCGATCAATTTAACATCGGGCGCTTGCTCTGTGTTGAGTATGATGATTCGGTTTATCTGGGTGATCATAACGCTCCATCTGGGCAAGGTACTCCAAACATCCCTAAGATTTTGGAAGCTGTTACTAACATCGCATTCTCCCTGAATGAATTTAGTAACAGCAGAGGTGCTGGTGTACTTACATGGGACGATACCTTAAACGAAGCTGGCGGCACTTACGTCATTGAGTATAAGCTATCAACCGAACCAGACTCATCGTTTACGCACATGGCTACAACAAACGATACCACGGTGTTCACAAATAACCTTAAATTTGATAGTGTGGATTACCGCATATCAGTTGTCAAGGTTGGGTGGGTTGTCTCAGACTACTCAGAGCTGCTTGCTACACCCATTGGGCCGATTATAGTCGTACCTGATGTCATAGGTGCTACAGCAACTTTAGATGGCTCAGATGTGGTGTTTGAGTGGAATGATATGACTGAGGTTGACATTCCTAATGCCCCAGACCTAAGCACACCAGAATCTTATGGTGGTGGTCTAGTTAAAGATGTATTCCATCATTACGAAATCGTGATTAGTCATGGCGCAGTTGTCAAGAACACTTATATCTCAACTGTGCCTCGATACGTGTATACATTTGATCGGAATTTTAAGGATGGAGTTGGTACTACATCACGAGATATCCGAGCAGCAATTACTATAGTCGCAAACGAGTCCTCTAAATCAGTGAACCCAGCTTTAGTCTCTGTCGTGAATACTCAGATCGGCTCGCCAAATATTGAGTCGTTAATCGATTCTTATGGTACGTCAACTCTAACTTGGCTACCAAGAGATGAGCTTGACTTCGCAGGTACATTAGTTTATGTGGGTACAACGATTGGATTCACACCAGATGCAGACACGCTAGTTTCTACATTGCAAGGTGATAGCTCATACACCCATATATTCGACACTACGGATACAACCGATAGATATATCAAGGTTGCACACTTCGATAGATTCAGTCGCACTGGAGTATCATACTCGACATCTGGGCTAATGACGTTTATCGCATTCGCAGGTGCTAAGGGTGATACTGGTATAGCTGGGCCGATTGGCCCTGATGGGACATCCAATTTCTTCCACCTCGCTTATGCAGATGATGAAATTGGTACTGGGTTCAGTCAAGTGGCTGATGGTAAAGCTTACATTGGTACATATGTCGATGAGATTTTGGCAGATGCGCCATCGGGAGATCCCCTATGGAAATGGCAGGCTGTTGTTGGCGCTGATGGAGTATCTAACTACTTCCACCTCGCCTATGCCGACTCTACATCGGGTGATGGATTTAGTAGTGATCCTACTGGAAAATCGTACATCGGTACATACGTTGATGATTCGCCAATAGACCAATCCGCATCACACTGGAAATGGAATTGGCAATTGGTGACTGGTACTACTGGCGCGATTGGTGCTACTGGCGCTGATGGGACATCTAGCTACTTTCATGTTGCTTATTCAGATGATAACGTGGGTGGTGGATTCAGTCAAAGTCCTATTAATAAGGCTTACATTGGTACATACACAGATTTCACATTAGCTGATGCTGGTTCTGGTTCTGGTTTGTGGAAATGGCAATTAGTACTTGGTGCTGTTGGCGCTACAGGCGAGACTGGGCTTAACGGCGAGGATGGGATCGCTGGTGTTGACGGAACTAATGGAAAAACCTCATACTTACATATTGCTTATGCTGATGATGCAAGTGGTAATGGTTTCTCTCAATTAGCATCAGGTAAACCTTTCATCGGACAATATGTGGATTTTGTGTTGGCAGATTCAACCAGTCAAGGTGCATATGCTTGGACACTAATCAAAGGCTCTCGTGGCTCTGGTGTGTTCCAACTAACTGCATATAATGACACATGGGTCGCTAATTGGAATTCAGATCCTCAAGCATCTATCGACGCACTTCTAGTAGCCATGATCGCACTAATCGAATCGGAGACTGGCGACACTCCTAGTACGGGTGATGCTATCGCTATACACTCGGCTACCATCGATGTTGCTAGTATAGCAATGAAGTTCGTGGGTGGTGATTATAACGCATCTGCTAACTGGATTCAATATGCTGAATATATCGACGGATCATTATTGGTTACTGGGTCTGTTGATGGCAATAGCATAAGCTCAAATACAGATGTTAGAGCGGGTACTGCGGGCAATCAAGCTGGCACTGTTGATATCGCGGTAATGTCTGGTACGAGCGATGGCTTGAATATCGGTAAGTATGGTTTCTGGTGCGGCAATAACAGCCCAGTAGCAGCGCCATTTAGTGTGAAACGAAATGGCGAACTTAAAGCAACCAAGGCTGAGATTGAAGGTAAGTTGACTGCTGGCGCTGGATCTGTTATTGATGGCGCACACATCACCGAATTGACGGTTGATACTTTGCACATCAAGGATACTGCGATAACAGAAATTCAAACTTTCTATTATCCGAAATCTGCCAGAACAAGCCCTTGGAATAGCCAGAGTGCTACTGATAGATACCCATATCCATACGCTAATGATGCTGCGGAA